CTTCTTTTGGAATCCAAAAGCTGGTTCGTTCGGATTCAAGGCCTTAAGGATAACTGGCAAGCATGCTGCAATGCCACCCTTAATCAAGTCTCCTGGGTCTGTATTACCAGTCATATATAGAGCGATGGCTGCGCCAAGAAAATGGCGACCATAACTTGCTAACGCTGCTAGAATTTTTTCCTGCATTGTTACCTTTCCATCATTGTTTAGATCTTCTTTTGCCATAAGATCCTCCTATTTCTGGGCCGTGTGCCCAGGAATTTTGGGAATTACCCCAATTCTTATTATATACCTTTTAAGCGGAAATGTCTACAATCTCGCAATTGCCATCTGAAGTACAGGCAAGTGTTTGAGTTCCAGATGTTCCGTCTTCTGTTTCATAGAAAGACAAATCTTCCCAACGAATGTTAGCTGGCATTTTTGCAAGGAGTTCTGAGTATTCTTCTTCTGTAACTTCTTGATAAGGTGCTTGCTTATATGAGTGATCTGAATGCGGTAGGAATGAAATTCCAGATACCTCGTCAAAGTGCTTATACACCCATGCTCCAACTTCCATCCATTCATCTTCCTTAACAGAAACTGTAATTGATGGTTTATGCTCACACCATGCACGTTGATAAACCAACCATGTATTTAAATGTTCAATAGCAGTTAAATCATTTCTTAGAATTGCACCTGCTGGTGCTTTAACTGGGAATGAAAATACATAGGTATCGTTTGGCTTCATAAAGTCATCTTCTACAGGAATTCCGACTTCCTTTAAAAATGTAGATAGTGGATCTTTCTTATCGCCACGAACTGTACGAATATAATATTGAGAATGCCATGGATGCATTCCTGAAGATACTCCTACAAGTTGTGATACTGTTCCAGAAGGCTTAACGCATGTAATAGCAGCAGATTCATTGATTCCAATCTTAGCTGCTTCTTCTTTATTCATTTCACGAGCATAATCACGAAGACTTTCTAGGGTCTCCTCTAGCTTCTTTAAATTCTCTTTACCAGAGAAAAATTTATTTCCAAATTGTCCAGTCAAAGAAACACCTAGTAGGCGTTCTTCTTCTGTATTATCTTTCCAGATTTTACGTAGATTCTTAAAATCTGTAAGAGTGGACTGCCATGTTCCAAGGATAGTTGCTAGGCGTACCTTATCTGCTACCGTCTTGGCAGTGTCATTTTCACGAATTACAACTTCGGATAGATTACAAAACTGATAAGGTCTAAGGATAATTTCTGAGCATGGGTTAGTTCCATAGTGGATTTCTGGATCTCTTCGTCCCCATCTTGCTGCTTGCTTCTGAGCTGCTCCAACATTGTATATGCCACGCTCACCTGATTTTGAGTCATATAAATTCTTCCATTCAGCAATAAACTGTTCCATCTCTGGCTTACGAGAATATGCTACTGAGTTATTTGATAAAGCACGTTGTGAGTTGTTCTCCCACCAGTTGCCTGATTTTGCCGCTGCCATTTCAATGTCATTAATATTAGATAAAGAAATCATTGCAGAACGACGAACACCACCAACAACTACAATTTCGCCAATCTTACACATTATATCGTGAGCTTCGATAGGCTTCAACTGACGACCTGCTGCTGACTTAAACTTTGCAATTGTAAAATCAAAAAGGTTTACAAGTGGTTGTGGTCCAGATGAACGACCACCCATTGTCTTAAGACGAGCACCTGCTGGACGTAGTTTAGATACATCAATTGACGGAATCTGTCCTGCCCAAAGCATTGCAAGCAGTTCACGGTATGCTTTTGCCCAACCAGTCTTTGAATCTTCTACAACAATAACTGTAGACGACTTCTCAAATGATTCTGGGACGGCAGGAAGTTTATTAACATATTTATACTCAACAGAGAATCCAACACCTGTTCCACACATCAAGATATACATTGTTTCATCAAAAGATCTTGGATTATCTACTGGAACAAATGAGCAATTGTATCCTGCCACATGATCTCTATCCAATGCAGCACCTGCAGTCATTACAGAACGCATTGATGGCATTACGTTACGATTGTAAACGGCATCTTTAAGTTCTTCTATAAGCTTAGATGATGGCTCATAGTTATAGTTCTTAAATAGATGATCAAGCATAAATGCAAAATATCTATCTACTGTTTCACCCCAAGTCTCACGACGATTTTCTTCAGAGATCCATCTTGCATATCTAGACAATGCAATAAAGTTTTCATAGGGGTTTTCAATAACTTTTGCCATTTTTGTGTAAAGCTCCTTCTCCGCCTTGCGGTTTAATTAAAAATTGAATAGATACTAATTCTACCAAACTTTATTTAGTGTGGGAAGGGGTTTTAAAATTTTTCTTCTAAATGTTTAAATGCATTCTTAGTCAACTTAATCCAATTGTATTCTTCATGAATTTCAGTCGACTGAGCATAGTAATAACCAGAATATGCTCTAAAGTTTTCTGTAACGTCTAACATTTGTTTTTCTAAATGATCTTGGTCTGGCTTGAACATTTGTCCAACATGTGGATCACCTATAGCTTTTGGCAAAGTCTCAGTTGTAAGTTGAGACTTTAATTTTAATGGACCTATATACTTTTCATAATTAGCCCAAGGATAAGTTGTTATTGTTGGCATACCGCTTGCTAAACCTTGAAGTGGAATAAAGCCAAATCCTTCACCCCATGTAGGATAAACTAAACAGTGGTGGGTATGATAAAGATTTACCAGATTCTCAACACTCATTTCATCTGTAATAATAGATATATTTGAATACTTTTCATTTGGCATAATAGCATTACCAAATTTATCGTAATATCTTAATGTATGTGAATGGTGTGCTTTTATAGTTAATCTATATTTAGGATTATTTCCAAATAGTTTAGTAAATGCATCTAATACATTTTGCCCGCCTTTTCTTGGAGCAGGCTCTCCAACATGTAAAAATCTAAATACATCATTTACTTTTCTACGATATGGCTTCCATATTTCTTCTATGCCATGTGGATAAACTAATATATCTTTATTTACTCCGTTATTTTTAAATACTTCTGCATTCCAATTAGATGTTGCCCAAACTTCATCACAAAGATTATTGTATGCGTCTACCCAATCTTTTCGCATAGATGTAGATTCCCACGGAGTATAACCAATTTGATATTGATTTTTATGTAATTTAAAATGTTGTGGTTGTGTAAAGTTTAGTTGTACTTGAGCTTTAGGATCTGACCATCTAACTTCATGGCCTAATTTATGTAAAGAATTAACTATATTTTGTGCAGCGTACCCAAAACCAACAGCTGGATTTAATCCAGATCTTGGAACATATAAAGAAATACGCATATTATATCCTAGTCAACTGACTTGACAGCAACTTACCGCCAATGCTATTATTATAGTTCGTTATCTCTATAGGAGGAAATGCCCATGGAGAATATCAAACAACGTTTGAGCGAAGTTGCTCATAGTTGGGTGCATATAGGAATGATAACATTATTTCTATTTGGTGTCCAACCATCCGCAATAGAAACTCAAGCAAATGCTCTACCAGCGCAAGTTGAAGAGCATAAAACTGAACAAGAAATACAAAAACTGAAAAAAGAAACGCTGGAAAAATTCAGCAACACTGTATACAAGCCTTCGGAGATGCTTACAGACAAAGAGTTAATACAACTTCTTAAAGCTGTAGGTTTTGAAGGAAAAGCCCTTAAAACGGCTTGGGCTGTTGCTAAGACAGAGTCTAATGCTAGACCTCTAGCTTACAATGGTAACAGGAATACTGGAGACAGTTCCTACGGAATTTTTCAGATTAATATGTTGGGACAACTCGGCATTGATCGCAAAGAGAAATTCGAATTGAGGTCAAATATACTTTTATTTGACCCCGTAGTAAACGCAGAGATAACGTATCACATGACCCAAGGCGGGGAAGATTGGAGCTCATGGTCGTCCGTGAAATCAGGGGCGGTTAAAAAGTGGTTAAATAAGTTCCCTAGTTAATAGGAATGGAGAAAGTCATTGAAGATACAGACAGTATCTAAATATTTGGCTTTAGCAGAGGAAGGCCTTGTGTCGAAACTGGAATGTCCAGTAGACCAGGGCCTTCTAATGCCTAATTTAGATTTAAATGATACAATTTACTTATATTGTCTATCGTGCAAATATAAAAACATTATGGGAATAGAAGTTTATGAAAGAATCGAAAGAGCCGTCCGAGAAAATACAAACTGACGGCGGACATATAAAAGAAACAGACGCTATGGGTCGAGAAAAATTCTGGGAAGACCTAGGAAGACCAAATGACTGAAAAGCAAGAATCACAAAATATTGAAGATAACCTAGATATGGTTAATTACATTATGCTTCATCGCATATATGACGTACTTACAATTATTGCAAATAAATTAGTGGGACCTGAAGATACTTCCAAACTTATACAATATCATGATCAAGGATTTTTATTGGGTCCCACCCCATCATTTACACCACAAGAATCTGACGAAAAGTAGTTGACTTAAAAAATTCATTATGTGATAATAACTATGCACTGGTTGTAGCATCCCACCACTTTTGCTCCCAGTGCTTGTTCGCAAGAACAGCAAAGCCCATTCGGATCCGCCTCTGAATGGGTTTTGTCATTTTTGGCGGTATAATAAGAGAATGATTAGACATTCATTAAAAACACTATCTACAACAGTTCCTACTGAAGTAACAATTGAAGACTCAGTAAATGGTGTTTGTACACTTATTGTACAAAATATAGATCCTGCATCAAATGTCTATCTTGGAAATGAAAATGTATCTGGATCTAGCTATGGATTTATTCTATATCCTCAACAAGCTTTTACAGTTGAATTAAGACCTTTTGATAAGCTATATGCAATTGGTGATGCCGCAACTATATTAGCCTGTATGTCTATTGAGAGAGCTACATGATTCAAAGTACGGTTGGATTTACAAACCCTCAAATTCCTAGCACTGCACCTTCATTTACTAATACCGTAAAACATCTAGTTAAAAGCGATTATAACGGTACAATCAACAAAGGTCAGGCAGTTTATGTAACTGGTTCTACTGGATTATCTGGAACCAACATGTTAGTAAACAGAGCAAGCAACAATATAGAAATGACCTCATCTAAAACTATGGGCCTTCTTGAAACCAGCCTTAATAAAAACGGTATAGGATATGTAATTACAGAAGGATTACTTGAAGGAATAGATACGTCTGCAGCTGGATCAGCTGGAGATCCAGTATGGCTGGGAATAGATGGCAACTTAATATATGGCTTAGCAAATAAGCCCGTGGCTCCAGCACATCTAGTGTTTATAGGAATAGTTACACGCAAGCAGCAGAATAACGGTGAAATATTTGTTAAGGTTCAAAACGGATTTGAAGTAGAAGAACTTCACAATGTTGTATTAACAGGGAAAACTGCTGGAGATACAATTGTATGGAATGGCGGAAACTGGATTAACAGAAATATAAATGGTGCTACAGGATCTTTCACATCTGCTGATGGCAAAACAATTACAGTTACAAACGGAATTATAACAAGTATAAT